GCCAGTCGCAAGTCAATCGCAAGTAAAGAAGAAGTTGAAAATGCCAAGGAGCAACAAAGCCTACTCAACGACGAAAGGACGCTCCCTGTCCCTGACATTATAAAGACAAAATACAAAGTCGGCAAGGGAGACCTTGATGGATTTGAAGATTGGATAGCCACCATGCAATCTCGAGGCAATTCATACGCACAAATCGAAAATATCTTGACCAAAAAGTTGATGGAAAAGGTGGCACAAAATGATAAATAAACTTCAAATCGAAGGTAGTTTTGTCAGAGATCACACCTACAAAGTAAATGATAAAGGCAATCAATTCCTCGCTAATTCCGTTGCTACCACTGAGGTTGTAAACAAGGATAAAAAAATAACACACTACTTCAATGTAGTGTGTTATGGAAACCTTGCCGAGGAAATTGCGAATCAATTTGCTAAAGGTGATGTGATTGTTTTCGAAGGCAAGTTGGTCAACAACAACTATGAGAAGGACGGAAAAAAAATATATCGTGACCAAATCGTGATTACGAATTACAAACCCGCAGAAAAAAAGAAAGAGTCTTACACCGATGATGGGGACTTGCCGTTTTGATTGAACTCACTGAGATCACAGACGAAATGATAAAAGTAAATCAGCGATTAGATAAAGCGATGGTCGAATTGCATCGTCTTGCTCGAGTGAAATCCCAAAGCGAACATGATTATCGAGTTGCCATTGCTAAAGACATTTTGAAACTGAAAGCCGAAGGAACACCTGCTACTATCATCCCAGATTTATCGAAAGGGAATTGTGCAGCCGAACTACTCAATAGGGATTTGAATGAATCTTTATTCACATCAACACGAGAATCCATAAGCATATTACAAACCCAAGCAAGTCTATTGCAATCTATTTTGAGAGTACAGGAGCATATCTAAATGACAATAAGCGAACAAACTTTAATCACTCTAAAAAAGCACGTTGAAGCAGAAATGAAAAGATATATAACACTCAAATATGACAAAGCACTATCAAATTTAGAAGAATCTTATGTAATAGGTTGCTTTAAAACACTTCATGAAATCAAACAAATTTTCGGCACTGAGAATTGGGAAAATATCAAAACAGAGTTGGAGCAAATCTAATGATAAACACCGAAATACTCACTTTACAAGTCATCCTTGAAGAGAAAGTTAATGAGTACCGCACCATTTTGTATAGCGGAGAAGAACTCACGCCAACTGACTTAAATTATCTAATGGGCTGTATCGACACTTTGAATGACATCCGTCACAAGTTGGAGGCTATGGAAGATTAAAACACCTGTCACAAAGAACGAAATGTCAAGAAAGACAAATTAGTAAAGTGGAGGTCTACTGAATGAAAAGTGATTATAAATCGAAATTTGATAATTACTTAAAAGACAACAGTATACGTTTAGATTTCGACTTGTACAGAGCCGTTTTATTAACGCTAAACATGATGCTCGAAAACACATTTTCTAAATTCGATTCAATACGAATTAACGCTAAAAGGTTTGAAGTTAAGCAATCTGATATTCGGTTTTATGTAGATGAATTGAAAGTTAAGTCGCGAAGATACGTTAAAAATCAAAAACAAAGAAAAAAAGAATTCGCCGAAATTTTTCACAACAACGCAAGATTCAAAGAAAAATTAAACGAAGAAGAAAAAATAAAACATGGTTAAACCTTACACTACACCACACCCTGCTAGGCGTCGTATAAAACCATCTCAGAAACAGATGGGAAATATTAGTAAAAACGTACGGACAATCGTTTCAGAACGCTCTAACGGGGTTTGTGAGCGGTGTAACCGACAGCGAGCAACACAGATGGCACACCTGATTGGTAGGAAGCAATTAACACACATGACCACGGAAAAAGACTTATTACACGTCTGCATCTACTGTCACAAGTGGATGGACGAGACAGTCGAAGGGATCCGATGGAAGCGAGGAATAAACGGTGAGACCTGAAATTATTAAACAGTATCTTGACGATGGATATACGATCAACATCGTAAAAAAGAAAAGAAAAATGACTATTTTACAGATGAGAGATTCAATAATTGACGTTACAAATGTAGTTGGACATTGGTACGAAAATGTTTATGAAATACATTGTGAACATGAGAATGGTGACTATGATTCTCACACTAAAAATGTTGATGAATTTGATGAGTTGATGGAAGCATTTAATACCTTTGGATTTCCGAAGGAAAAGGAGTCTGACAGATGAAAATCTATTACTTTTTGATGATGAAGTTTTGTGATTATTGTGCTGATCTTTCGAGCGATTCCAATAAAAAGTTACGTTGGATCAATAAATTTGCAGAGTACAGAAATGACCTCGAAAGGAAATAGAAATTATGGCACAAAGAAGAATGTTTAGTTTGAAAGTTATCGATACAGATGAATTTATAGATATGCCGATTAGTGCAAGGTTATTGTATTACGATTTGAGCATGAGAGCCGATGACGATGGATTCGTTGCATCACCTAAAAAAATTCAACGAATGACAGGCTGTTCTGGTGATGACTTAAAACTTTTAATCGCAAAACAATTCTTGATCCCTTTTGAAAATGGTGTGTGTGTCATCAAACATTGGAGACTACATAATTACATTTCCAAAGACAGATATACACGAACCATTTACACCGAAGAGTTCAATAAATTAAACGAAATAGACGGAGTTTATGAGGTAAATCAAAGCCTGTATACAGATTGTATACAAGATGTAATACCAGATGTAATACAAAATGTAGACATTCTGTCGACACAGGTTAGGTTAGGTAAGGATAGGTTAGGAAAGGTTAGGTTAGATAAGGATAAAAAAGATATATATACCCCAGAAGAAAAAATCAAAATAAATTCGGATAAGAAACAGTATCTCGAAAAAGTGTTTTTAACAGACGAAGAATACGAGAAACTTTTGGAACTTTATAAATCCCAAGAAAATTTAGATAAAGGGCTAGAAAAACTAAATAATTACATTCGAAGATCGGGTAAAAAATATGATTCTGACTATCACGCCATGAATGATTGGGTGCTAAGGAGCGTGACTGAAGATGCAACACCTAAAGGATTTGGGACTACAAGAAATACTAGCCAAAATCGATCAACTGAAACAGATGAGCGAACACCATTTGTCCACAAGAACCGAACCTACCCCGACGTGGATATGTCACAAGTGTAAAGACGAATACGGATACATCATCGTTCGCGATGGAATCGAGTACTATGTCGAATGTGAATGTTACCTTCCCATCAAACAAGAGAAACTGTTCCAGGCTTCCAAAATTACCCCTAATTTCCGTTTGAAGACCTTTGGGGTATGGAACGTTGCCTACTTGGAAGAAAATGTCAGAATAGCCCACACAGGTGCTTTAAATTACGTTTCACACTTCAACCGCATCCGAAACACTCGCCGAAACTCGATTGCACTCTTGGGACAAAGTGGCTGTGGCAAAACACACCTGCTCATGGCAATCGCAAATCGACTCATGGAACGTGGTATTCCTCTTCTCTACTTTCCGTTTGTTGAAGGATTTAACGAGTTGAAAGCTGATTTAGATAACCTTGAAACACGGATTTCGAAAATGCAAAAAGTGGACGTGCTGTTCATCGACGATCTGTTCAAGGGTCGAACCTCTCCGACTCCGTTTCAAATCGAGCAAATGTTTGCCGTCGTAAATTATCGCTACATGAACCACCTTCCACTCCTCATTTCTTCCGAGCGTTCGAACCATGATTTACTAGAAATAGACGAGGCGTTAGGCAGCCGAATTTATGAGATGACACGTGACTTTAATACCGAGCTTCGGGGCAAAAAATTAAATTATAGACTACGGGGTGACGATGATGAGATTAACTGAACTTATACGTAACGCTAGAAAAGAAAGTGCCATGTCGCAAGAGCAACTTGCCAACTTACTTGGCATATCACTTGAAGCTTTGCAGGAACTAGAAGACGAAGACGAAGATGCGTGGGAAAGTAAAACCGAAAGGATTGTTTACGGAGACAATCTCGAAACTCAAATCTATCATTTGGATTCTGGTGACTATCGTGAAGTAGATTGTCCGAGTTGCGGTAACGTCCATCAAATCCATTTTACAAGAAAAGGCGATGGTAATTTACGTTGTCCGAGTATATTTATCCGCATCGAGGAGGATTGCGAATGAACACGATCATCGCACTTGAAGAATCCAATTTCCTTTGGGTTCCCAACGAATATAACAAAGTCATACAAGCTTACGAGCAACGATACTACATCGCAGAGATCTCGAAATTCGTAAGACGTCCACAAGTTGAAGTTGCTTGTTTAATCATGGATCTAGGGAAAAAGGGTGTGTTAAGCAAATGGAAAAATTAGTGTTAACCCTTCCACCTTCAGTCAATCACATGTACATCAACGGACGAATTGGGCATCGATTATCTCGAATCTTAAGTGACTCCTCGAAAATGTGGATGCAGGAAAATGCACTGAAAACAAACTTGTGGAGAAACAAAAATGGATGGCAGACAAGCCAATACAAAACCGTTGTAAAGCTTTGGTTTTACTTTCCCGACCATCGTAGACGTGACACACACAACAGCTTAAAAATCCTTATGGACACCTTAGAAAAAGCACAAATTTTCGTTGACGATAAATATGCATTGCCTCAAATCATCGACTATTCGATAGACAAAAAAAATCCCAGAGTCGAAATGGAATTTCAAAAAGTAGAATGACTTCATAGCAGATGAACACTTCTCAAGCAAGGAGTGTTCCTGCTTTACCAATCGAAGAGGTGAACGATGCGGTTAACAGTAAACCAAGTTCAGCGAGGTAATTTCAAAGTCATTGAGTATGAGTTGCTTCACTACCACGAGAACAAGAAAATATATCAACATCACGAAAATGAAATCTTACATAGTTCTCCTCTTGCCCAAGAAATACGTAGCACAGACATCAAGAAACCTACAGAAATAAAAGCTTTGCAACTGCTCTCGAACAATCACATGGTCGAGATGAAACGCAGATTAGATGCTGTGGAATATGCTTTAAGTCATGTCGACACCATACGACAACAATTGATTGCTGAAAAATATTTTGTTATGGATTTGACCGATGCAGGGATTATGGATAAGCTACATATTGAGCGTGCTACCTACTACCGCTACCGCCGAGATGTCATTGAACTTATCGCGGATCGCTTAGGGTGGATCATTTAGAAAAAGCCCACAATATGTGGGTTTTTGTTTGTTGACGTACGCAATAAAGTACGTTAAAATATTAGATGAGGTGATGAAATGAAAACAATATCTGTTACACAAGCAAGACAAGATTTATATAATTTGTTAGATGACACCATTCAAAATAGTGAACCCATACAAATTAAAGGCAAACGTGGTAGTGCAGTTTTAATCTCTTTAAGTGATTGGAACTCTTTGGAAGAAACTTATTATTTAAAATCTATTCCGCTTGTAGAAGAAGAAATTTTAGAAGGAATGAAAACACCGATTGAGGATTGTGTGGAGGACATAGGTTGGGATATCAAATAATTTTTACAAAACAAGCTAAGAAAGATTCCGAAAAAATAGAAAAATCAAATTTGAAATTCAAAACAATTGAATTATTAAAAGTAATCGCAAAAAGTCCGTTCCAAAACCCTCCTCCCTATGAAAAATTAATCGGAAGCTTACACGGTGCATATTCAAGAAGAATAAATATTCAACACCGATTAGTCTATGAGGTTTTTGAAGCGGAAATGAAAGTGAAAGTATTAAAAATGTGGACTCATTATGAATAAAATCAAGTAATATGTGGGTTTTTGTCGGTTTATATGAGTTGTTTTATCTCTCTCCTCTTGGTAAAATCTTTGGTGACATGGAATAGAAATCCATGAAACATCATAGACTTACAGGAGGAGTTTTTTTATGTTTAGGAAAGCAAGTAAAGTTTTAGTATTAACAGGAATTATGGCAATCGCAATACCGTTATCTGCCATGGCACATGAACCAAGCCATCTAGAAAAGAGTAGAACCAACTGTAAAGAAAGAGTAGCCGATACGGCATTTTTTATTACAACATTTAGGAACCCGGCATCAAGCGCAATGGGATACATTTTTTATAATTTAGGGAACACTACTTGTGAAAAAATGTATGAACCTGGAAAGAACATGGCACCAGGACACAGAAGCATTGATTACTCGAATCATTTGCCACGTCCTATGAAGTAGGAGGAATTTATGCAATGGAAACTGCTATTAGTTTTCGGAGTTATAGCTCTAGTGTCTCACTTTTTTGGATTTAGATCATCAGATACGGGTCTATACTCCGGATTGTTTTTTTTAGCAATTGGAGGCTTAGTTTTTTGCTATGAGTACTTCATAAAAAAAAAGAGTAGGCATTAGCCTACTCTTTTTTCATGCCTCTATTTCCCATTTTTTCCCAATAGGCATATAAATGTATTCCCTAGCGATTCAAATCGCTTAGAGATGCCTTTACGTTCGTTAAAATGGCATTGTAGTTACTTGGCAGACATCCGTTTTAATATTGTGCCAAGTGTACCCATGTCCACAGGATCAAGTGGTTGCCATTTATCCGAAAGTTTATAGGACTCTTGCAAGTATTTTAAGCCATCTACTTTCCATGGTTCTGCTACTGCAGTAGTTTTACTAGCTTTCTTTTTTTCGCCGTAAAACTTATCTAGATATTCCCCTGGATCTACATTCGTTCTCCACCCAAAGCTTGGCGTGGTTTTCGCACGAATCTCATAGTGCAAATGGGAACCTGCAGATTGCCCTGTATTCCCTTGCTTCCCTACCACTTGACCTTTAGTGACCATTGCTCCTTCTTCCACCGAGCACGAATCAAGATGCCCATACAAGTGTAAATGATTTTTGCTATCAACGACACAAACCGTAAAGCCATAGCCACCTAGACCTGTTTGTGGTTGAGCAAATGCCGAGAATACCACTTTGCCATCTGTAAAGGCGTAAATTTCGCCTTGATGCTCCTTGGCAAGGTCTATACCTGTGTGGAACTCGTCTTTGCCTGATATGGGGCTTGTACGCTCTCCATATTCGCTAGTTACTCTGTACCCTGTCCAATCCATGAAAATACCTCCTAAATAACATCAAAATCCGACTTGGCTTCTGTTTTAGCCGTGATCGGATTTTGTGTGATTGGTTCAGTTTTTGGTGTCACCATTTCTGTTTTTGGTTCGCTGATTGGTACTTGTTCTTTGGGGTCATCATCTTTTTTCGATTTAATGCCGTAGCCACTTAAGAAACCCGATAGCGCACCTGTTAAGAATAGTGTTAATGTTTTGATAATTTCGATAAAGTCTCTATCGTTTGGGGCTTGGTTCATTGGTTGAGTGACAAACACTAACGCATACAACATTGCCATCACCGAGAAACCAAAGATTACGACTAGCACAAATCCAATAATAAAAATTAATCTTGAGTATAATTCATCACCCGTATATCTTTTCAAGGCAATACCTCACTTTCTGTATTTGGTGTTGGGTTTGGTGTTGGGTTCAATGAATCTTGAATTTCTTGCCACACATCGGACGGAAATAAATCCTCTGTGCAATAGTCAAAAATTTTACATTTTGGCAATGTGCAGTCTGCTGTGTTCCAATTTTCATACTGTTGGCAGGGGTAACGAACGGTATTAAATTCTTCACAGCCTGTAACCATGACCACAACGATAAGTAATACAAGTAAACCTTTTACTTTCATTTTTTTTCCTCCTCACTCTGCCCATTCTTCCAAACTTTGATCTAGCACAATAGAAACCGCACCGCTATGTTCGACTTTGTCACGAAACATACCGAGCGACTTTGCACCCAATTCCAATGCTTTCAGCTTTTGTGGTGTGTCTGTGGTTGGGTCTAAAGCGATATCTTTGATTTGTTGTAAGATATCTTCTGCAGACCACATGACTTGCTTCATTCTCTCTTCTTGCAGACGTGTCAATTCAGCAGAAATGTCTTGTCTTTTTAACAGACCAGACGCTAGTTCCTTCGCTGATTTTTCAGTTGCATTTGGGTAAACACGCAAGTATGCCCTTGCTCCATTTCCGTCAATTAAGTACTCTTCTACAAATTTCTTGTGTCTGTCTAGCATAGGTTTCTCCTCTCTACATCGGTACTTTTAATTCTTTCATCGGAACAATGGCATCTAAATAAATCTTGTTGAACTCTGCATAAGTTTCTTTTATCTTTTCTTGTCGTTGTGATTTCGTTAACGTTTTATCAAGTAAGATGCTATCTCGTTTTTTCTTTACTTCTTGCAACTGTTTTGTGAATGCCGTTTGGCTTCTTGAATTAACCATGTTGTAATGTCTCTCTGTGTACCAACTCGGAAGTGGTGTTTCATTTTTTTCGTTTTCGTCATGTGCACGTATTAACGATTCTCTCGCTTTGTAATACTTTTCGGCTAAGATAGATACGACGCTAGGGTCAGTGAAAAATTTCTTGAATATGACATCTTTCGTTAAATCCTTCGGGCTTTTTGCTTCAGCCGTCAGAGGCAATCCGACTCTTGCCACGTCGCCAAGATATTGCTTTGCGATATAGTCAATGTGCATCGGTGAGATATTCATGGCTTTGCCTGTTCCTTTGGATAACCATTTTGAAATTTCTATGGCTACCCGAGATGTTGTTTCATCGTACTTCAATGTTGAAGTAATATTTTTATCGACATCGGCAGGAATGATTTTTTGACCGAAGTAATTTTGGTTACTTGCCAAAGAAACGATAGGTGAAAGTGAGGTTGAATTTAAGATTCCTGCTAAGCTACCACCTTCAACTGCATATGGGATGCCACTATCATTGTTTTTTGCACCTTGCACAAATCCACTTGCAATAGGAGGTAAATAAGCATTTACCATCTGTGCAGTTACATCTCTAAACGCATCGGGATTGCCTTTCGCCATGCTTTCAAACATATCGAGTGAAAATTGAGCAGGAAATGTATACGAGCGGTCAATAGGGATTTTAGTGAATGTTCCATCTTTGTTTTTGTTTACGTAGATATAGTTGTATCGTTCACTTGCAGGTAAATTTTGGTAGCCTTCATCGTCACGAAACCTGAGATACTCTTGCAATTTAGGTAGAAAAGCAAGGAATAGAAGTCCCATACCCGCTCGAAGTGGACGTTCCATAACATGCTTAAAAAACTGTGTTGAATTGGCTATTGTCGCTGAGGTAAAAATGGATGCTAACTCAAACCTACCTCTTACCCACGAACCACTAACTGTGTAATCTGTTGTAACTCCTCTTGCATATTTGGAAGCTATTCTTACGTTTTCTTTAGTTGCTACGCCACCAAGCTTTTTCATTTTGTAGTGGTAGGCAGCCATTCGATTCATGTTTTCCATCGTGTTCGCATATCTGCTATGTATCGAGCGTTCGTCCCATGGATTAACCACTTTAAGTGTTTTTTTGAAAGTAACACCAGACTCAAACTCGGTTGTCGAAGCACGATGCTCAGGTGACGTTTTTAGCAAGTAACTTTGTCCGTTTCCTGCATTGTAATAATCATCTACCATTTTCCCGAATTGCTTCAACCCTGGAATTTGTTTCGCAAGTACGGAAAACATAGCTTTGATGAGAAATACAACGTGTTTGAAAGGTTCATCGCTACGCATAATTGCTCGATGTGTATCCATCACAAATGACCCTGTGCTGAAGATAGGAGCAAGTGGACCAGTCAACCCTGTCTTAAGAAATTTCACATACGCATTCAATAACTTAAGTGAATTTGGATCAAGCGTAGACAACGCAATTGCCATATCTTCATCCTTAACACCTATCTTGATGATTTGTCCATTTTCGTAAGCATAAATCACTTTTTTATTTTTAATATTTTTCACAAGTGATTCTGAAAACGTATCTGTCATCAACTTCGTTACTTCTTGATGGTTTTTTGCTTCTAACTTGGTAGTGTCTTCAATGGAAAATCCTTCTTTTCTAAACAATTCAGCATTTTGACGTATGCCATCCAAAATTTCTTTATTGACTCGATTGCGCAACATCAAGCTATAATACTGTCTTGTTAATTCCATCGTAGATACTTTCGGGTCAAGTACCTCTGCTTCAGATCCACCACGTTTACTTTTCTTGTTGATTTTCAACGTTGTGTTTTCACCAAAATCACGTTGCAAAGGTGCATAGAATGGGTTGTCTTTTTCAAGACCATCAACGTAATTTCGTGTCCATATGCCTTCTTTAACCATCATTTCACGGATGTTTTTGAAGTATTTATCCCACGACTCTCCTGCTTTCATCATGTTTTTATCTTTCTTGGCAAGTTCCACAATGCGGTCTTTCATTTCATCTATGTTTTCTAAGGTGTACCTTTTGCCATGAACAACAAACGTATCGCCTTTTTTAACACGGCTAATCGCACTGCGTAATATTAAAAACTCATCAAGTAACTTTGTGTTTTTCCCAACCATTTTGTAAATCGCAACTAAGCTTTTGCCAATCACATTGCCTTCTAAATCGACTTGATCTTCATGTATCGATCTGCTCGTGAGGTTGTTTGCTCGAACGGTGTCTGCGTTTAATTCGTGGATTTTTCCATCAGCATCTAACCTTTTTGTAGGAGCTCCATGGTCAAACATGGTTTGTGTTACTTTATCCTTAAATCCTTTTTCTTTTTTAATCTTCTTAGCAAATTTTTCTTTGTTTTTTCTCGCTTTTTTAATTTTGTTTTTTTCTGCAAAATTATTTTTCGTCAACTTCAATTTTCTTGCTAACTTCCCCACCGTTTTGATAGGCAAAGGGATAATAAAAGAATTGAGTTGAGTATTACCACGAGGCGTATCATTTTCTTTGAATAATTTTTCTAAAGCTTCATTTCTTTTTGCCATTAAATTATTGAAAAATTTTGTTTCTCCACTATCTTCTTTTATTTTTTTCGCTAGATTTTCGAGGGCATCGTCAACATTTTTTCCAGAGCTTACTTGCAACCCTGTTGCTTCATCGAATAAAATTTTGCGACCTTTATAATCAATAGAAAAACCACTTCTACCGCCCGGCAAAAATGCATTTTTAACCGGTCCCACTACTCTCATTTCACCGTTGATTAAAACTCTTCTCTCATCTTTTTTCGTAGGGTAATCTTTGCTTAAGTCATGTGTTTTGTCTCCTACTTTGACTTGATTTGAATTTATGGAGTCACGTGAACCGCCACTTCCTTCATCCGCCGACACTTTACCTGCATTAGCAACTACTCCATTTTTTTGTTCATCGAATGATTTTTTTTGTTTCTCCATTTTTTCAAGTCGGCTTTTATACTTGCGATATGCTTGTACCAATTTGCTTCCGTCTGCTTCTTGAACTTTACTTGATAAAGGAGTGTGGTATTTCTTTCCGATTCTCAACGCAACGGTTTGAAGTTGTTGTTTAGCTTCTTTTAACGCAAGTGTCCACATCGTTCCGTTTTTAGGTCGGTAATTTTTAGTGTCCATCAAATCTAAATCTTTTTTGATTTCTTTCATTAACGCTTCGTTAAATTTGATTGCTTTTTCATCGGGAACTAACTTGCCATCTACTGTTTTGTATTCATCTTTTAATTTTGCGACATTACTGTTTAATCTTTCTGTGATTTGATTTTGTTGCGTGTGCAGTTCATCCATTTCTTTACGAAGTGCATTTTCTTTTTCCGTGACTAAACCTAGCTTTCTCTTTGCATCTTCTTCTTTTTTTTGCTTTGCTTCAGCATCTTTTAGTGCTTGCTGTTTTTTAGATTCTTCCTGTAGTTTTAGTCTTTGTGCTTCAAACTCCGCATCTAATTGTTCCTTTGTTTTTACAATATTATCGGTGTCATTTGCATTTTCATCTTTTGTTTTCACATCAGATTCTTTTGTTGTCCCTGCATTTGCATCCGCATCAGGTGTTCCATCTTTTGGGTTATTTGTTTCAGCTTTTGCTTTAGCTGATGCACTTATGTTTGTATTCGCATATCGTAGGTCTTGTTTTTCTGCATTGGTTTGCTCTACTGCGTCACTTTTTATTTTGCTGAGTTTCGATGTTTTACCAAGCTTATTTTCAATCCACTTTACGTCAGTTGTTTTGCTGAGATATTCAGTTGATAAACTTAAAGATCCGTGTGGTGCGTCAAATTTAATCTTAGCCATTGTTCCAGCTTTAATGATCGAAGTAATTTGACCTCGACCATACTCTTTGTGTTCTACATACAATCCTTTTTTTATCTCTTCAACAGGTTTTATAACAGGCTGATCCGCAGTTGATGTAGTTGGTTGATTTCTAGTTAAATCAGGAGTTGTTGTAGTGGTTTCAACAGATGCTTTTTTTTCTGTAGTCGCTTTAGCAGGTGTTGTTCCACTTGCTGTAGGAGTTTTTGTGCTAGTCGTAGGAGTTGTTGCGTTAGTTGTAGGAGTTGTTGCGCTAGTCTTAGGAGTTATTGTAGATTTCCGTGGTTTATTTCCGTGTGAGTCAAATAGTTGTTTCTTTACATTAGTTAAATTTTTAAAACTACCTGTGGCTATGATTTCGCCTGTTTTTTTATTCACCATATTAAAAACAACCTCACCATTTTTGGCGGGTTGTTTGCTTCGTTGATAGTCGACATCGACGACATTTCCATTTTTATCTATGGATTTTCCTTGTTGATATAAAGTATCGTAATACTCTTTTGAATTTCGATAATTAGTTTCTCGTAATTTTGCTTCTGCTTCAGCTTCCTTTCTCAATTCTATTTCTTCTGCTTCGGCTTTCTTTCTAAATTCTATTTCATCTGCTACTCGTTTTGCTTCGACTTTGTTTTTGTGTGGTGTTACTGCATTATCGAAAGCCTTTTGCATAGCTTCAGCTTTTGATCTGCCTGTGCCACTTGCAATCACATTGCCGTCTTTATCTTTCATGTTGTATGTTTGTTGATTTTTATTTTTAAGGGTTTTGTCTTTCTCGTAAGTCACATCAATGGTGTTTCCGTCTGCATCAATATGTTTATTTTCTGCTTTAAGCTTTTGGTAGTCTACACTTCCATCTGCTTTCGCGGGAACTACGTCTGCTTTTGCAACAGTTTGTTCTACATCAGCTTTTGCGGGAACTCCTGCGACTTCGTCTGCAGTTTTGCTAACTCCTGCAGTTGGTGTTACACCTGCAGGTGTAACAGTTGCTTTGGGATCATCCAATATTTGTTTAAGCATCTTATCCGCAAATGCCTTGCCGTGAAGTTTCACTTGATCGTCATAGTTGATTACATCTTTAGCTTTATCAACTCTTACTTTTTCTGATGCTTGAGCATCTAATTCATCAAAGTTCTTTCTAGATATTTCAACAATCTCATCAGCTTTTTCTTTCCCGTGTAGTTGAACCAATTCCTCGTATTTCACAGAGTTTCTTGCTTTCTCTAAGTTGTCTACAGGTTGTCCTTCTACAGTCGGATTTACAGGGGTTTCGGCATCAGGGTCAAGAGATCTCCGATATGCAACTTCGTCGAAGTCAGGATCCACTTCTCCTGTTTCAACGTTTTTATTGGATTTGTAATCTGCGTATTTTGAAGTGACTTTACCTGCGACTGTACCTGCACCTTTTAGTCCAAGTTCGAGTCCTTTACCTAATGCTTTTGCAGGTGGAATAAAGAGTGGACCCATTGCCGTGTCTATTGCCAATTTCTGAGCATTATCTTGCCAAGTGTAAGCATCACCATTAAGTGCTTCTCGAACACCAATTTCCCCTGCACTCAACATTGCACCAATAGCTAAATCTTCTTTCGCCTCTTGTCCTAGAACTTTTGCTCCACGTTTGACTATCTGACCTACAGTTGGTTTTACCACTTGCGTACCTGCAGAATTGATAACAGTTGTAGTACCTAATTTAGCTACGGGTTTAGCTAATGTTTTCCCTGCTAATCTCCCCACTGCACCTTTAATTAAACCTTTACCTCCTGTTTTAGCTAAAACTTGTAATCCAAGTTTTGCCCCAATTGCAGGGCTTACATAACCTAAACCTGTCGCAAGCCAATCTGAAGATGCTCCAAGAAAATCATCACCAAAACTTCTAGCTTCACGGTAATCATCTTTTCCTTTAAGTGCATCTAACTCTCCTGTTACACCCAATGTGTAACTATCAACGAACCGAGAACTAAATCTGTCATATGCTTCCCGACGTGTTTTAGATATCAAATTTTTTGCATATTCTGTATCAAATTCTTCCTTAGTTTGCACATTCAATTTACTCAATTCCGCAGCCGTTAATTTCTTTGGCGAATAAGTCACTTGAGAAGATTTGGTTGAAGTTGTACCAGAGGTTGAAGTAGGAGGTTTAAGATTCCTTTTTTGATTCTCTAATTTGTTTCTTAATTCACTTTTCTTGGATTCCTCTTTTTGCTCATCACGTTTTTTGTTAAAATTATATGGCAAAGGGTACACCTCCTTTTTTTGCTTCGGTTTTTTAACATTGTCAGTTAGAAGTACCATTCCTATTAGGTGAGCGTAGTCACTGCGGACCAACTTGTTTTTGAGCTAAAGCCATAAGTGCATTAAACCCTTCTAACTCGAACTCGTCGACTAATTGTTCATAATTTCGTTTTAATAATTCAATCATTTGTTTAGGATTTCTTTTATAAGGTATCGGTTTTACTCCCATTAATCTCTCTTCTTCAGTTGGATGTATATATTCTCTACCGTTAAGCACATCTTCATATGCTTTTAAAAATTCAGGATTCTCTTTATAATTCACTTTTTTTTCAGTTGTTGACGAAGATTTTGCTGATGCATTCGCAGTTTTTATTGCATCTGATTGTGCTCTAGCCGTGCGATCTCTCGCACTTTCTTGTGCTTGAAGTAATCTATCTTTCGCACTTTCATCTGTTTTCCATTGGCGTTCCGCTAAACTATTTGAGTCTTGCCATGCTCTATCTTTTTCAGATTCACTAGACTTCCATTTTTGTTCAGCTTCAGCAGACCTTCTAGCTTCATCTATTTTTATTTGGTCAAGCGAAATCTGTAACTGCTTCGTTAACTTATCTATTTCAGCTTGTGACTTTGCATTTGCAACTTTCGCTTCAAAGTCCAATTGCACAGCCGATATTTTGCTATCCAAATCGTTATATGCTTGTTGTTCCTGCAAGTTATAGTTCGTTATCGCCCCTTGGAGATTTCCTTGTCTGCTTAACTCTGCTTGAGCCGAAACCCCACTTGAAGTGCCACCTCGATTCGCCATGAACTCTGCAAAGTTTTTAGCACTAAGTTGTGAGTCTGCACCTGCTTGATTTCGTAAGTCATAATATTTGGGAGCAATCTTGGATCGCTCTGCATTTAACGTATTTATCGAGTTTTGTCTTGCGAAGTTTAGCGCATCTATTTGTGCCTTTGCACTCATCTCTGCTAAGTCTGAAACCAACTCATTCGACCTATCTTCAGATGTTCCCAAGTAGTCCTTGGTAATATCAATGCCGTATATTTTAGCTTGGCTTAGCGCCCAATCTCGTTCGCCTGGCGTCCCTGTTAAATAATATTTGCGTAAATATTTATGTTCGTTGGGAAGGTTGATTGACTTAGAATTATTACTAGATGTAGAAGTATTGTTAGAAGTGTTGTTAGAAGTTGAAGTATTGTTATAGGATGTTGGATTGATCGTTACCCCATAAAATTTCGCTTGGTTGGTTGCCCACGTTTGTTTCCCTGCATCGCCAGAGTTATATACATCTGTTAAATATTTCGTTTCGTTATTCATGTTAAGTCCGCTTGTTTGAATTGCGGGTTGTGCAAGGCTTATCCCATAGGATTTCGCTTTGTTAATTGCCCATTCTTTTTTTCCTGCATCACCTGTATTTGCTAGGTTCGTCAAATATTTTCGTTCGTTATCTAGGTCGATTTGTGCCATGCTACACCTCATTTCGGAAAAATAAAATAAGCCCAAAGCGATTGCTTGGGCTTTTTACGTGATGTTGTTAGTACTCTACGGAAATTTCTGAAATATAAGCAGTTGCAAAAGGAGTCTGATTAAAGCCAGTAAAGAAATAAAAGTAGACTGCCACTTTATTACTCTCCCCAACATATGTCAAATCAATCGTGTCCGTGAACTGATTGGTACCTTGGAACATAGGAAAAGTTGAGTGGTCTCTTTTCAAATACCCACGTGGTGGTAGTAATGCAGACATAGGGTCAGGATCTCTTAGCACTGCAAAACAAATGTCAGCATACGTATGAAGATTGGCACGCCACGTAATATGAGCTTTTTTTGCTCCTGCAATATTATGGTCTAGCTTAAAACCATAACTTGCATAATTACTAAATGAACCCGTTGCCGACATTTCAATCTCTTTTGTTAACGGATTTAATGAATAATACGCGTACGCAAGACCATCTTTATACTCAGAAACCCGACTATAAAAATTTCCATTCCAAAATCGACCATTGGTGAACAAATAAATTCGATTATCTCTAATGAAATTGCCTGTTTCTTCTTTGTTTTCGAGAAGTAATGAATTAAACCCAATTGGTGTGGAAGGCATTGAAGAAAATGTGTTAATCATCAGTAATCCCCACCAAATACCGTGATTTGAATGGAAGATGTAGAATTTGTACCTAGTGAACAAAGAATTTTATAATTTGCAGGTAAATAAATAATCGGTGGTCTGACTTCTGAGCCCACATTAACAGTCACGATCGTATCAGCTGTTGCGGTATTGTCACTTGAAGTAATAGCAGGAAGTGATACTTCATGGACTAATGAGTTGTTCCCCCAGTCCGAATTTGGCTTGCCATTGTTAATGTAAAATCTCAACACGTTTTGAGGGTTATTAATAAGCGTTCTAACTTTAATAAGATCAATGCGACTTCCATTTTCACCTGCTGTGAAAACTGTAGCTATATTGTTTGTGCCTGTACCATCACGCATAGTGTTAGCAGTAAATAGAACACCCCACTGTACTTTAGGTGTTAACGGAAAAATGGGTTGCGTATTTGCTGGCATATTAAAAACCTCCTAAGTTTCTTTGAGCATATATATTGGATGACGCATTGGATTTCAAGCTTGTTTGTAAATTTGGATCTAGCTTGTCTAGTGTAATTGACCCACTTGGGATTTGACCTGTAACCACAGTGACTAAACTAGCATCTATTTGCGTTGTTAACGTATTGTTGATGTATTCTTTAATCAGTCTTGACCCTTCGTCAAACTTGGCTTTTAGGAGATTCGATGCCATTTTAGGATTGTCGGGAAGGGCTTGGATTACTTTTTCGGGTTCTGTGGTTAATTTACTTAATGGCATAGGTCACCTCGTTTTGCTACCCATTCGGGAAGCTAAATTGATAGAGAGTATCGTTAATCGTTGCGCTGAATTGTTGTCTAAATTCAATTTGAAGTATACAAACTTTTTTGCTTTGATTTTGAATCTGAAAGGTTGCGGATTTCGATTTAAGATGAACGTGAAGTCCGCGAAATTAATATCTTCAAACGTGAACACATTGTATCTTGCGACATATGTCTGTGAAGTTAATTTGCGGTTCGTTTCATACGAGATATCCACACTTGTCTTGCCATTCGGTTGAATGGAAATCCACATCTCATTGATGTATTTTCTTAGCCACTCTGCTTCAAAGTCGTAAAATCCACTTTCCCAATGAGCTTTAATCTTTGCGCTGGTGTCTGTAAGATAAGAGTCACCAAATCTTAAAAGTCCATTCCATGAAGTGCCGATATAAAGTTGATTGTTATGCATTCCAAAACAAGTTATGGTGTCGAAAAATTCAAACTTGTACCACACATCTAACTGATAATTGTAAACCACGACAATAGAACCGAAACTTATCCAATATTCATATTTCTTTTCGTAATCGAAGGTGATTGCCTTCGATAAATCTTGTTCATCCAAAGTTTTTTGCACTCGTTTGGAAATATATTTCACATTCCGCTCATCTCGTACATTCGTCCCTGTCCACTCTTGAACACCTGTATAAAGTGTGAAAGGATTGTTCTGAATGAGTTGAACTTGACCCATCGCTACATTCCCTACCGATTGGTTCACAGGTGATGTTGGGAAATCCGCAGTTGTTTGTTTACCAATCTCGATCGAATCATAGTACGAATACCACGCTTCTCCGTTGTTGGTAAAAATAAGTAAGCGGTCATAATGCCGAATCATGCCTGTGATTTGCACGGAATTACTTGAGATATCTCGATAGTTTAGTGCAGGGAAATATTCCGCAGAAGGCACTCCGTCTGCTAAAGCTGAATAGCGATAACGATTTGAGCCATCGCCATATACAAAAACACGAGTGTCGTTTGCTCCACCGTATAGGATAGAAAACCGATACTTCGTGATTTCAGTACGACTGCCTGTACCTTTTGTCCATGCAATTTCTACATTGTTTACTCCCGTCACAGGTGTGTTACTTCCAAACAAATTTACTGTGCCTTCTTTTAAGTTGACCGTATATTGGTCAGTTGTTTTTAATTCACCTTTTACCTTCACGGAATCCACACTATCAAGGTTATTTTCGGCTAGTGTGAAGATGGAAGATGCCCCATTGCCACTAAATTGTTGACGCTTCTTGCCGTTTAGCAGGTTAATCCCTTCGTATTCCGTTCCCCCACCTGTGGGTGGAGTGGAAATACGAACTAGAGGCACATAACCTACAACAGCTTGAAATGTTGTTCCGTCATACGAGTAATAATTTTTCCCATCCATCATGTAAACCTTATTACCGAATGCAAAAAAATGCGTTTGTGAACTCGATAAATTACCAATATGAGTTGGAGTTGTGACATTATTCGCTTCATTAAGCAAAGCCAACGAACCATCTTCATTAACTAAAAAATATTTTTTGCTATTTATTATCCCTGACCACATACCGTAAATTCTAATAGACCGAGCTATCCCTGTATTGTTAGAAATATATTGGTATACGCTTGTGTAACCTTCACGTTTAGTGAGCTTGTAATTTTCTGTTATTCGGTAGTTCTTCATATCTGAACTTTCGCCAATTTGAAGTTGCGTGTCCCCACTTGTATCCTCATTGAGTCCCAAAAACTTTTCGATGGCTAGAGGATTGGGTTGCGTACGTTTAGGTATAGTTGCCATCAAATCCCTCCATACACATTCGTTATGGTTTCGATACTTGAAGGATGTTGTCTGCCACTATTTAGCTTCATTTCCTCGTACCTTTGTTGGAAAAAAGAAGCAGAGTCTGTGTTTTCACTTAGCATCAGATGTGCGCCTAAGCCATAAGGTAATATGGTTCTAGCCGTCACATCATCGACTTGTAACGTATCTGTCATCTTTTCAAGTTTGATTGGAACAGGACGATATACGATTCGGATTGTGCCACTGTAATAGTAATCCACATACAGTGCATCTCGACCTTCCCACTTGTAATTCGAATCACTTGTATACACTCGTTCGGGATATTCGCTAATGATGTCATCGACACTTTTGAAGTTACTTGGCATCGTTTTTTTAACCCATGGACGATAGTCTGGAACTTTATTTTTATTTGCGAAAGGTACATTGAACAAAGCACGATTGTTGTGACGATAGTAGTAGCTACCTGCAAATCGCATGCGTGATTTTGTTGCACCTTCTGTTGGAGTAATGACCCCTTTATAAGCAGTAAAACCACTTGTAGACGATGCGTTGATGGTTCCTTTCAAGTTCCATGTGTTTGTGAAATCTTCGATATACACAGTTGCTGAATCATCGACTTCGAAGTAATACGCTTGTGCAGATTGATCTGCCACATACACTTGTTCTGTGCCTGTATATTCGACGATCTGAAAATTAGACATGTAGCCAAGTGTATTGCTTATTGGCTTGTTCGCGAACTCGTATGTTGCGTACACTTCCCCTTGTTTGAGAAGTTCGGCTTGTAAGAGATTCAATATCCCTGGAGTTTTGACTTCGTAGGATATTGTATCGTTTTCCGACAAAGTGCCGTCCTCTAAACGCTCATCGATTAAGTCCATTGTGATTTCAAATACATCTTGTACTGTAGCCATTTTTTTCAACTCCGCTATTTAATTAATGCCCCACTTTTCCTGTAAGTAGGCATACAAATACGATCGTTCTCCATCATCAATTGCTCTGTCATACACAAGTAATTCCGCCATGTCTCCGAAAAAAAATCGACCATTCGCATCGCGGTAAGTTCCGACATTAAATCCAGATTGATTCGTTTTATCGACCAAGACTAAAGCGGTTTGACTAGCCAAACGATTATTTAGATATATCCTTCTTGTGTCGTTTTCTTTGAACCAAAGTTCTGAAATGACGGGTACATTAATTGGGTATACTTGACTATCTATCGCCTGTGGACCAGAGATACCTACATAGCCACCAAGCGTATTTGTTGCATTTATGTCAACTCCACCACCGTACCAAGAAGGTTTCGTTTCGAACATGGCGCGTCTTACGCCTGTGTGAGCACCGACATGTCGATTCACGATGATAATCGTACGTTCCGCAGTCGGTTGTAGTGTGTTTAGTTGCGAACCTAACCAATCATTTAACCCATCGAATCTTACCACTTGTTTGCCGTTTAATTGCCCATGCAATAATTTCGGTTGAGCATCCAAGGTTGGTTGACTTACATGGAAGCCACTCACCGATAAATCTTTCCATTCTGCAACATTCGTTTTATCCGCTTGATTAATTGAAGTTGCATCGAGCCATAAAACTAGATTTGCTAAATTTTCAGGAGCAGGTATAGGTTTGGGTGCAGTACCTCCTTCACTCCGTTTACTAAACGTAGACCATATCGCTATTCTTATTGCGTTTGCTACCATCAGTACACCGCCAAAAGACCCGTAGCAGTCGTCCCTGTTGTATTAACTCGTATGCAACTAATAGGGTGTATCATTCCACCTGTTATGTTTGGAAGGATTCTCACATTTCCTGTTTTTGTGGTGATAGACAAATTGCCTGTCGTTCCTACATACAAGCCATTCGACACTCCTTTTGGGAAATCCGTGTTCAACGTAACTGTCTCAAATTCATTACCTTTCATGCCATACAGTAGCCCAATCATTGCTTGACTCATTTTTTTCCTCCTTATCCTCCGTGCCGTAAAACCCCTATCTTCAGATATGGGGATATCAGGCACAAAAATCATGTTTTGTTGTTAGATAAAATGGTTTTTTCTTACAAAATATGGTATAATTCTCTTAGGTGATTACATGTTAAGAGATATATCAAGTAACAATAATATTGTTTTTGACTGCAAGTACCATGTTGTTTTTTGCCCAAAATATCGCAAGAAGGTTCTTGTTGACCCTGTTGATAGTAAACTCAAAATATTGTTTTTGCAAAAAGCTACTGAGTTGCATTGTGAAATCGTGGAAATGGAGATCATGTCAGACCATGTTCATCTTCTCATTAAGTGTGATCCACAATTTGGAATACACAAAGTCATAAAACATCTAAAGGGATATACATCAAGAATTTTACGTGAAGAATTTCGGCATCTAAAAAGTAGGCTCCCTTCGCTTTGGACTAATTCGTACTTTGTTGCATCTGTTGGAACTGTTCAGCTAGATGTAATTAAAAAGTACATTGAAAACCAAAAAGAAAGGGGTGATTGATTTGCACAAAGCCTATAAGTTCCGTATTTACCCAAACCAAGCGCAAACATTGTTGATTGAAAAAACATTTGGGTGTACTCGTTTTGTGTTCAATCGCTTCCTCGCTAAACGTATAGAAATGTACCAAGATGAAGGAAAAACGTTGAATTACAATGCGTGTTCTGCACTTTTGCCTATGTTGAAGAAAGATTTGATATGGCTAAAAGAAATTGATTCAACATCTCTACAATCCGCATTAAAAGATTTAGATGCATCTTACAAAAAGTTCTTCAAAGAAAAGAAAGGATATCCCAAGTTTAAGAGCAAGAAGAATCCTAAGCAATCCTACACAAGCAGAGTGAATTTGAAAATATTCGACAATCACATTAAACTTCCTAAGCTTGGACTTGTGAAATTTGCTAAATCTAGAGAAGTCGAAGGTAGAATCCTGTCTGCTACAGTAAGCAAGAATCCAAGCGGTAAATACTTTGTGTCGATGATGTGTGAATTAGATATTCAACCACTTCCTTTCAATGAATCTCAAATTGGTGTTGATTTAGGTATCAAAGACTTTGCGACTCTATCAAATGATGAAAAAATCGCTAATCCCAAATACACGTACAAGTACCAACGCAAACTCGCTAAGCTACAACGTAGTTTGTCACGCAAGAAAAAAGGTGGCTCAAACTATCGCAAGAACAAAATCAAAGTAGCAAGGTTACATGAGAAGATTACAAATTGCCGTAAAGACTTCCTACACAAGCTATCAACGAAGCTAATTCGTGAAAATCAAACGATTTGCTTAGAAGATTTGCAAGTGCAAAACATGATTAAGAATCACAAGTTAGCTAGAAGTATAGCTGATGTATCGTGGAGTGAATTTCGCCGACAGTTGGAATATAAAGCGAATTGGTATCAAAGAACGATATCTATCGTGAGTAAGACATATGCATCAAGTCAGTTGTGTTCGGTTTGTGGCTACCAAAACAAAGAAGTGAAAAACTTAAAAGTACGCAAATGGATATGTCCACAATGCGAAACCGAACATGATAGAGACATCAACGCATCAAGAAATATCTTACAAGAAGGATTACACTTGGTTTCTTAGTAAACCTTAACTGTCGGATAGACAGGGATAGCTTGGTCAATTAGCTGAGGTTACTCGGCTCTACCCAAGAATCCCCTGCCTTTAGGCATGGGGAGTGTCAATAAGGCAATTGGATGACTCCAATTCTCGCACTATCTTTTAGTGCATTCCCTGTTATTGGAAATAATTTAATTGAAATCGTACTATTTTGTTTCGTGAATTTTGCACCTTCGATGTTAATTGCGTGTGTTTGACCTGCTAAAATGCTAATTACCTTTTCGTCTACTCCCGATGCCCAATACGTATTTCCTGGTGTACCCACCATAACTTGATACCAAAAGTTCACAGTAGCTCCGAAGTTTTGGATGATAATTGCACAAAATGGCTCAGGCTTCGTCAAATTGACTTCAAATGTTTGTGTATCAGTTACCAAGGTTCCTGCATTTGTCGCTGTTACAAAGTTGATGTTTGCCCCTATGTTGAGTGCTAAATTTGTTGGGTTTACTACCGTTCCTACTATAGCTGGCATTCAGTACCTCCTGTAATAAAAAAGGGAGCAGAGATGCTCCCCACTTTTTAATTAAGTTAATTGAATAGCTCCTACCTTCACCATATCCCTTAATGCGTTACCACTCGAGTTTATACATCTCACCGAAACTGTACTGTTTTGCTTGGTGTATTTTGCACCTTCAATATGAATCGCATGTATCGCCCCTGCAGGAATACTTACAACAGGACTATCTGTGCTAGATGCCCAATAATTATTTCCTGCAGTACCGACTTGAATTTGATAGTTAACAGCTACAGTTGCATGAAAGTTTTGAATGATAATCACACAAAATGGTTCGGGCTTTGTCAAAGCAACTTCAAAAACTTGGTGATCTCCAGAAGAGACACCTGCATTTGTTGCCGTTACAAATGTAAGATTTGAACCTGTGTTTAGTTGTAAATTTGTTGGTACTACTGCTGTGTTTAGAATTACACCCATTGAGATATCCTCCTAAAATTAAATGGTAGTTTCATTACCGAAAGTCAATGTAGCGGTGTGGACTAAGTCTGGACGAATCATTTTCGCACCATACACATGAAGTCCACGAACACCTGTGTCGAAGGATTGCTCCAAACGAATCGATTCAGTTTCAAGAATTTGTGAAGCGAATGCGATGGAATTATAAGCTCCTGCCATAACCTTTGAAACAGGCACCGCATTTGTTCCTGTGTTCACGACTTGGTTTGTCACAAAGATATCAAAGCCGAGATTGTCTGACCAAGCGACTCCACCTGTGCCATTGATACCATTGTTGATTTGGAATCTAACGCCCGCAAGTTCAAGCTTCAAACGTAGCCAAGGTGGAATGACCATAAATAGGTCTTTGTCATGAATGTTTTGTTGAGCAAGTGAACGACGAATTTCAGTCAACACGGAAAATACGTTAACCGAAGTGACCGTTGCAGTAGATGAAAGGTTAGCTTGACCATGTAGACCTAAAATGAACGAATCACATGCTTGTTGAAGCTTGTATGCAGCGCGGTCTGCTTGACTACCTTTCACATCAACAGCGGACTGTGCTTTTTCAACATCAGCTACTTTGAACGCGAAGTATTGTTGTTGGTCAATCGTTAACACGACACCTGCATCATTCATGGATTCATAGTTAACCGTACCTGTGTAGTTGCTGATCGTTGGTTCGGAAAGTCCATTAAAATAAACAGTATCTCCTGCTTTTTTAATGTCACCTTCTGCTTCGAGTGTGCAAATTTTCTTTGCAACGAGATTATCTTCCATCGTGCGAATAATTTTTGTAGACCATATTTGAGGAATAAAATTTTGTACTGACATTGACATTTCTCCTTTTAGCATTTTTTTTAGTTACCATTTTTTCATCGACTCATTAATCGTCTTCCAATTTGCGTTGACTTCTGCGTTAGACATTTTTGATACTTGCTCCCTAGAATAAAAAGGCAATGTAGCACCGTTGGAACGAACTGCTCCAACAGAACTCATTGCGTTTTGCTGATTCTTTTCAGTTACACCAAGTCTTTGCTTTAGCAGTTGATTCTCATGTCGCATGTAAGCATCGACTAAACTTCTACCTTGTTCGACTTCTCGCCAAACGTTGATTGGAATTTCCTCGGCTTTCACATCGGGATATTCGTTTAAGAAGGTTTGAAAGTCTTGCTCCTGCTGACTTCGTTGCATTTTCTGTTGTTGCTCGGATTCGTATTTCTCACGAAATCGCTTGTTCTCTACGAGTTCTTGAATAATCTCTTCAGGGATATCTTGTTCTTGGTAAGATTGTTGCAATTCTTGTTCACGCAATGCTTCGTGGTATTCGGCTTCCGTGGTGATTGCTCTTCCATTCCATTCATATCCTTGTTCAGCAATGTAACTATCTCTTGCTTCTTGTCGAGTACGTTCAATCGCTTTCTCGTAGTTCATCCCTTTTTGAGCTAGTTCAACAGCTTTCTCGCGGTCGAGTGTTAACGATTCTTTGTTGTACTTGATTTCAAGGAAATCTTGTACGTTATCTGATGGTTCAGACATTTGTTCAGATTCGTTTTCTACCACTTCGTTTTCGATGATTTGGTTGTCATCCATAGTTAATTCTCCTTTTGCCATGGTGGGCAAGATTTATCGCTATCGCATAAAGCGAGTCACTTCGATTTTTGTGTTATACGTTGTTTAGGTTTGAAATTGTTTGTCTTTTTTTGAAGAAGCGAACCAAGAGCCTCTTTTTGTTTCATAGGTTGTGGAGCAACTTCTTTGGTTGTTACGCCTCTGATTTTGCCTAACGCTTCTTTCACTTTTTTCAAGCCATTTCACCTCCTCTCAAGGGCTGTTGTACTTGTTGTCCAGGTTGTTGTTGCATCTGCGGTTGCATTTGCGGTGGCATCGGTGGTTGTGGTTGCATCATCATACCCATGATCTGTTGCTCTTGCTCTTCTGGTGGCAACTGTTGGATTTGCATCTGCATCTCTGGTGGGAGTTGCTCGACAAATCTAGCCATCTGTTCGTAAATGAATTTCTGTTTCACATCTTGATTTTTTATATCTTCAAGAAGCGATTGTTTTTGTGCAATTAGACCTGCTGGTATGCGTTCTAAATATTGCTTAAACGTAATCGACTCCTGTTGAAGTAACTTATCTAGTGTTTCAATCGAAGCAAGTTCAGACCAATAGCTAGAAGCACCCACTTCGATTTTCAAGCGAAATTTAATGGCTCGTAGTTGGTCAAAATCAAACTCGACCACTTGTCGTTGACCCAAGATTTCTGCATCAATCTTACGCACTCCATAGTAGTTCGTGACGTAATCTAGCCATATGTAGCCCATATCCTCTAAGAACTGATACATATGTTGTTTAATGTTCTCTAAAGGCACGGCAGACGCTTGTTGAACCGCAATGATAGACCGACCCGATGCACGTTCGGGATTAATATCTCCGAGTAAGTTATCGTTTGCTCCAAGCATATCCTTGGTATAGTTAATCGCTTGGTCAATCGTTCGCATCACTTGTTCAGACATTTGCCCTGCATTCATGTACTGAGCGACATTGGATATACTTTCATTCCCCATGCGTTCAATACCGATGGCTGAACCGATTTGATTGTTCCAAGCGGATATCATGTTTTTGTTGTAAATGACTTTCGGAAATGCAGTATGCATCAGCGACATCATACTCATCGCAAACATCTTGTTGATGAATATTTGGTTGGGAATAATACCTGTTACAAGTGCTTGTCCGTGGTACGAGTTTTTGCGTAAGTCCCAATTCATCCATGTCACAGGATACAAGGAAAGTCTTGTGTCCCATTCCTCACGAATTGCCGTGAATTTAGTGAGTTTCTTCGCATATACTGTTCCGTTTTTCTTATATAACTTCAAAAGAGAAGTCGTCTTGCCCATGCCTTCAGATTTGTTTTCAAGCTGAATTTTAGATCTATCTCCACTTTGATACGAAGAATCTTCATCGCTACTGATCTTTCCGACATCTTCTTCCGACATGCCATTGGCTCTTGCTTCATCTTGCAAGTTCGCTACAAGTTCCCTTGCGGAAATAATAATGTATCGTTGCTTTTGCACATCTCTTTCGTTTGGGTCACCAAAAAACACGTTCACGTTATCTATCGCATCAACATCAATGTCCCCTTGTGCCATCTGTCCTGTATCAATGTTTGGATTCCACCACACATAACCACATGCATCGCCACTAATTGCAGAATCGAGTAGCCATTGGCGTAGCTTGTAATTCATCTTGTTCTTTTCCCACAACGTAGCGGAATAGTCGCTAATGAGTTGAGACGCTTTTTTAATCTGCTCTTCCTCTTCGGGAGTCCCATTTCCACTTGTTTCGGGGACAAAATGTAAAGTTGTGTTCTGACTCAATATCGCAGATACGAAATAGTTGATAATACGCTTTAGGATGTTAAACACAGGAGTAGGAAGTCCGTTTGAAACGACTCCACTCCACTGGTCACCTGCGTAAAAGCGTTCATTCTTGTTCACAGTCTCGTATAAGTTAATTTTATGGTTGTAGTTTATCCCTGCCTGATACTGTTTCCACTCTTCGGTTTCCTTGCCGTTAGTCGCACTTTGTACCATGGTTTACTTCCTTTCGGGTGGATTGCCATCATAAGTCATGAGATTGTTTAATCCTTCCAAAACCATATCGGTTTCTTCCTCTTTAGGCTTCTTAGAATCGCTTCTAGGATGTTCTGTAGGCACAGGCATAGGTTTACCTTTCCCAATCGCAAAGCCATCTCTAAAGCCATTTCTGTAAGAAGCTAAATTCAGCAAACTTGATAAGAAAATCAGTACAAAGGATAGTGCGTATACAAATGTGTTCATGGTTCAACTCCTTTTTTGGGCATTAAAAAACCACACTCAATTGAATGTGGTCTTCTATTGCCATTGTTTAGTTATTCGAAGTTTGAATCTTCAATAGGAAAATTCTTGTTGTGGATGGAGCAAAGTGCGTAATTTTTCTTTATTCCATCTGTCTCTTCCAAAAATATTTCAACTGCGTGCATTTCCCCGCATTCCGAACAAAAAATTACATCATATCCAACTGATGTGCTTTTTGATGTTGCAGTTGGTTTTTTTGCTGATGTTACAGTTGGTATTGGGACTGATGTTTCAACTACTATACCTGCTGATGTTTCAACAGATGTGCTTTCTACTTCTTGGTTTTCTGCCATGTGATTACCTCCCAAAATTAATGTATGAATCGTCAATTTTTAACCCTAAAAAAGCGTCTGCCTTTGGCTTCTCGCTATTAAAGTTGTATTTCGGTACTACGGTTTCGTTTTTAGTCGATGGTGCAAATCGCATCGAACAGAAGTAGCGAATGCTGTCTGCTCCGTGGGTCAGCTCGTGAGGTTCGTTGGCTACATCATTTGGTCTTTTGTCGTCATGTTGCAAGAGTGGTAAGTCTCGTATGAGATTGGTGCAGGTTCGCCATATTTTCATCTTTGATGTGCGTGTTTCTTTTCCGCTTTGCTCGTGCTTGGCAGTATACACTCTTAACCATTCTTTGACGTTGTACCATCCTTGCACTCGATCATTGTTTGACTTGACCAAATACACGCCATTGTCCATAAACACCTCTGATGCACTCTTGCCTGTGTCTTGCCTTCTGTTCCATAAGTCTGGTGGTGCATAGGTAATCTTGATTTCCTCGCTTGTCATCGCTTTAATACGCCTTACAGCTTCGCTAATGATGAGGTTCGGCTCATATAGTTCCTTATACACGAAAGCATTGCCTTGCATATCGACTGCGATCCAATAACACGCCAACATATCTAATCCATAGTCAATCGTGCGATATCTATCCCAATGTGTGGGTATCTCAAACGGCTCGACAACATGGATATCTCGGTCGAACTCCTCAAAGTACTGCCCTTCAAACGCATCCCAATCGCCATATAACATCGCTCGTTTACGTGCTTCGGGAAGGTTCTCTAGGTTTTCAACGTATTCGGGATTGTTCTCCATCAGATATTTGTTCTCGTACACCGTGGATTTGATAAAGTTGTAGTTTTCTTCCTTCTCACTCGCAATGTAACGCTTATCAATAAATAACCGCTTCATCCACGTATGTCCGACTCCACCAGGATTGCATGTGAAGTACATCCTCGGTGCAAACTTCTCCTTCATATGTCCACTCGAACGATTCGACTCTGTTAGCGTCTTGAACTGAAACTCTGTGAATTGTGTCGATTCCTCAAGGAATATCACATCATATGCTTGTCCTTGATACTGCAACACGTCTGCTTCTGTCATACAGTACCCTAACAGGATTCTTGCTCCATTCGGGAACCTAAACTCTTTATTCTCTGCAGAGAAGTGTGCAATGTCTTTTAACAAGCTTTGTAAGGGCAGAACGTGGTTTTCTCTCAACTCTTTTAACGACCTACGTAACAAAAGGATTTGTATGCCCTCGTATCGACTCGCTAGAAGCACCGACTTCGTTCTAGCCGCCCAACTCTTGCCCCCACCTCTAGCACCGCCATATGCCGTATATCTCGCTTTAGATTTGAAGAACTCTATCTGCCTAGGATATGGGCTTATTTTGATTTGCATATGTCCCCCGATTTTGTTGAAAAATTTTTGGAAGGAAATGGTAGTCCGCTGAAAATGAAAAATTCTCGATAACGCATTGAATAATACACCCCCCGCCCCCCATTTGGGTTGACTACCCCATGCCACTCCAACTGTTACCATAATCACTAAAATATCCACTATTCGTCGACTTGTATCGGCATACAGTTACACTTTCAGCAATATGTTAGGGTAAATCGCAAGAAACCCTGTAACCATGCGGGTTTGAGCATCATAGTTGTAGACGGGATTTAGACATGGGATATTGATTTCACGGAAACGACGACGAAAAAAGGTTGATAAAAGTTGATAACCGTACAGCTCTTTGAAAACTGAATAGTAACGAATGAGATTAGTAATTCATATGAAAGGAAGTGAGAATATGAAAAAAGTTAAAACATTAAAACAATTCGTTATAAAGACGGACGGCGTGCAATTCTATCTTATCCATAAAGATGAATTATGTTATGGAAAACATGCTGAGCCTGAATGGATAAGCGACACACTAGAAGAATGTATAGAATGGTCACTATCATATTAAAACAATAAAAAAATAGCTATCAAAGGTGACAACTTTGGTAGCTACCTAATAAAACTAAAAAGGATGGATATATAAGAATGAAAAGAATGTTACATGCATTACGTCAATCTGAAATCGTAAAAAAAGAATTAGAAAAGCGACGAAAAAACCTAAAATCCAGTGATAGTGATATTTTTACAATAACTTTAGAATTTATCATGTTGTATAGAGTAGATTCCCATACACCAGACGACTACATGAAAATAGTATCACAAACTGACATGTACAATAAGCACGGCAACGAATATTCTGAATTGCTTGAAATCTTGTTCGAAAGATATGCATTCGAATAACGAATAAAAAAATAGCTGTCAGAGCTTACGACTCTGATAGCTACCTAATAAAACTATAAAGGAATGACTATATTATGACAAAGAAGCAATCAACTAGCAAGGATGAATTATACCAGCTAGTTACTGACAAGATAGTAACTAGACTACAAGAGGCAATAGACAACAAGACTAGGTTTACATGGTTGAAACCATGGAATGGAACTACTAACCTGCCCACTAGCTATTCCACAGGCAAACCTTACAGAGGCGTTAACATCCTACTTCTTGACCCTGGATACTATGCAACATTCTTACAAATCCGTGATGCAGGCGGAAAAGTTAAAAGAGGCGAAAAAGCTCATACACTTGTTTACTTCTCATTCAAAGAAGTTGAAGTTAAAGACAAGAACAATGAGGCGCAAATTGAAAGAATCCCTTTCCTTAACAAGTATCACGTATTCAACGTTGAAACTCAGTGCGAAAACGTGCCACTGAAGGAGTTTATGAATAAGAAGTATCAACTAGACGAAAACAGGCTTGATGCTTTACTTACTAGCGGTGAATTACATTGGGCTAAGCATAAGAGTTGTCACGTACCAAAAAGACAATGCTTGATTGACTTGAAACAAAAATATGAAACAGTATTCCTTGCAGTGTGTAACAAAGAATCATATTTCTTTTGGAAGTGACGGAGGAGGCTTATGCTTCCTCTTGAAAGGAGGTGAGTTAAATATTGTAATTTTATAAATAATTGTAATTAATGACTATATCATGAAGGAGATTGAAAATGAGTGTAGAAAAAATAAATACCATGTACAAAGAGATATTAGAAGCGTTGCTGTCATCCACTTTAACGAACACAGAAAAAAGCGAATACCCTTGTTTATCACAAGAAAACTTGTTCGAGTACAGAAGACTCCTTAGAAAACATAAGGAGGAAAACCATGAGGTATGAAGTGTTAGAAATGTTTAGAACAACTTTAGATGTTGACCATACCCTATTTAGTGGCGATGAGTTATTAAAAAAGGATTGGAACGGTAAATGTTACGTTGTCCATCAATACGGCAAGATCAAACACTTCTACCCTACTTTTCGTGTCGAGGAAATGGACGACTACGGCAAACCTTTACTCAGTGCAGTACTGTACTTTGAAATCAGAAATGAGGATGTTTAACTATGGAAACGATTAAAGTATTAGTCAAAGAACCCGATCACCCCCCTTATGTAAAAGAAATTGAAAACGAATTGCCAAACATGAAAGCAATTGTTGAAGGTTACATTGAATTTGTAACGCTTAGTAGAACGGCTTCACTTGTATGCAACGAAGAAGGAAAGCTTCTTGGATTACCTATCAACGTAAGTCTGTATGAAATTGATGACATCATTTGCGGTAATTTTTTTATATGTAGTGTTGATAATGAAGGTGAAACCATATCACTCAGCGATGCAGACATCGAAAAATATACCAAGCGATTTAGTCAGGAGATATGACATGCCAAAATACAAAGCGATAGAAGAAATCTTTCAACGAAATGGTATCAAAGTAAATGGTCAAGAAACATGGGACACAATCGAATCTCAAGCGTTCCAGGAAGACATCATCGGACGCAAAAGTATCGACATGAAATTTGATAAAGACGGCAAAAAAGTCACTGCACAATTCAAGATTAATGTGAAACGAGGATATGACAAGTCGCGTGACATCGAATACATCGACATGGACATCGAAGGAATCATATTCCCTGTTCACATCCTTTAGCCCTTTCGGGCTTTTTTTGTTATATGGCAATATTTGTAAAATTATGGTAAGATACTAGATAATAAATTGATTGCGAGGTGCATCGATTTGATCTACATTCCTTACCAGGACAAACCCATCGACAAAGTGCTAATTATCAACCTAACAGGTCACATTGTCGAGTTTACCAAGTATCCTTCCAAGACTAAACAAAGCATATTCCCAAACGGGAAATTCGCTGAATTTAGCTTTAAAAAATGTTTGAAGATCAGTGACTTTGAAGAGCAATGTTTGGCGTATACCGATGATAAGCATAAGATAAAGCTTAATAGCGGATACATCACTTATGACAACAAGTTAATCATGGAAATGCATATCGTATACGATGACATCAAGCTTGAGGCAATCCTAGAATTTTATAGCTGGTGGAAACCTGAAGACATCACCGAATACGAAATCCACCACAAAAAGCTATCAAACGGCAAAACGATTTATCAGAACATTGTGCTGCACAAAGACAAGAAAAAAGAAGAACTTTTTGACGAACTTATCCATAAAGCACACAAAGAAGAAATCATGACACTAGAGGAAGCGATTGAATTTTACCGTAGAAAAATCTTCGAAACCACACACGGAGTGCTAGAAATCCAAAGTTGTGATCTATAAAGAAGAGTAGGTCCTCCCCCTACTCTTTTTTATTTTTCTTTTCGCTCGTACTTAACCAAAGCAATACCACTAGCAACAAAAGAATAACTAAAATTAAAATATCTATCCAACATATCCCATCTCCCGTATCGGGAAGTGTATTTGGTGATTGTGTTGGTGTGTCGGTTGGTGTAGTAGTTGGTATTGGCGTTTCAGTTGGAGTATTTGTTGGTTCCTCGGTTGGTTCCTCGGTCGGTGTTGGATCAGGTGTGTCTGTAGGTGCTTCTGTAGGTAACTCGGTTGGTACAATTGTCGGTGTTGGTGTCAAAGATGGTGTAGGTGATATCGTTGGCGACGGAGTTGGTGTAGGAACAATTGTAGGTGTCGATGATGGTGTAGCTGTAGGTGATGGATTTGGATCTGTGATGACTATTGTGATTTCTTTCGTGAGCATCCCCACATTATTAAAAGCAAGTACCAAAAATGTATAGCTACCTTCTTGGGTCGGTGTACCTGTTAACGTACCTGTGACAGTGTCAAAAGTCAGCCCTGCAGGTAGTGTGCCTGTAATCATATATTGGATAGATGTGCCATTTGCTAAAACCCCATCCGAGTAAGCTTCACCGAGTACCCCATCAACCAATGTATCGTCAACAAAAGTTGGAGTTTCCGTTGGTGTTTCGGTTGGTGTTTCGGTTGGTGTTTCCGTTGGCGTTTCACTTGGTGTAGGTGTTGGTGTTTCTGTAGGAGTCGGTGTAGGTGTTTCGCTTGGTGTTGGCGATGGAGTCGGTGTTTCGCTCGGCGAAGGTATAGGCGTTTCAGTTGGTGTAGGTGTAGGAGTCTCTGTTGGAGTAGGTGATGGTGTTTCACTTGGTGTAGGCGTTGGTGTAGGTGTTTCGCTTGGTGTAGGCGTCGGCGTTTCTGTAGGCGTTGGTTCAGGTGTTGGTGTTGGTGATGGCGATGGCGATGGTGATGGAGTCGGAGTTGGTGTAGGTGCTTCCGCAATAAAAATTCTGTAATCATTATAATAAGTAGGTAATGCACCACCTGTAATTTCAAGTTTGAATAAATATGTCCCTGTTATTGTCGGTGTGCCTTGAATGACTCCAAATTTATCAACAGACAGTCCTGTTGGCATTGTTCCCGAGTCAAAATATACGTCATAACCCTTTACATCACGTAATTCAACTAAATAATTCACACCAACTTCACCGTTTGGCAAAGCGATAGGATCAGTTACTGCGTTTACTGTGATGATTTTTGATGAAGCACTAATTAACAAAACCGCACAAATCAAAAATAATAACTTCTTTCTCAATCTACTTCTGACTATCATGTCACATCTCCCTTTTTTATATACTAAAAAAACCATCCCTATGGAATGGTCTTGACTTCTTTTTTTACTAGCCTCCAACAAATAAAAGCAACCACGGACGCGGTTGCTCATCGGGGAGATTTACTTGACTATATCATCATAACATGTCAAGTAGGTGCAAATGTCTCACATTTGTCTCACACTAATTTATTTGCCTTGCTTTATAGTATATCGTCGCTCGCGGAACTCCTGTGATTTTAACAATATCGGAGACACTCATTTTGTTCTCTTCTCTTTCATTAAACATCTTAACAGCTTTGCGTATACTTTTCTCATCTTGCCCTTTTCTGCCCAAGTGTGTGCCTCTAGACTTTGCAAGTGCCATCCCATTCCGACTTCGTTCGGATATCAGATCACGTTCGAATTGAGCGAAGGAAGACAAAATGTTCAGTTGAAGCATGTCCATAAAGTTGTTCTCTCCTACTCGAAATCGCAAATTATCCTGCAAAAACTCAATATTGACTCCTCTTTTCATCAGACCATCGACGATTTGGCATAGATCTATCATCGTTCGTGCAAGTCTATCTATCTTTGTGACATAGAGTGTATCCCCCTTCCTCAGATCCTCTAAACATCGTTTTAGCTCGACACGATTTACTGTACTTGCTCCGCTTTGCTTTTCACTATAAATCTTTTCTGCTCCTGCACTTTGCAACATTTCGATTTGCAAATCTAGTTTTTGCTCGGGACTCGATACCCTTGCATAGCCAATTTTAATATTCGTCATTTTCGTACCTCCAATGTCTAAAAGTCCTTAGACCTTTTATACTTGTATTATAGACGTCTTTTTAGATACTGTAAATTATGTAATTTAATGTCATTTTATTTTTTTAGCACGGTAGTCTAAAGGTTCATCCTTTTAGATAAGCGACTTACATTAAAAGCGAAATAGTTGTTGACTTTATCATACAGACTTGCTATAATAAAAGAGTAGAAACAAATCAAAAGGAGATGTACAAATGAGATTTAGTGAACAACAACGTGAATTATTCCGCTACGTGGACAACCAAACACCAAGATATTTAGGTAAAGGTATAAGCTTGATCGAGGGATTAGATAACTCGGAATTTATTGATTTCAAGGATTCCAAGTACCATTACACGATCGCAAAGCAAGACATCACACCCGAGTTGATTGCTGAATATTACGACAACGAAGATGACACCGAAGACTCCCTGGAAGAATACGTTTTTAAATATGTTTACAAAAGAGCGGTGGACACAAAGGAGAAAATCTCATGAATCGATTTCAGCTAATGGAACAAATCATCAAAGAGAAATATGACATATCAGTAGATGGCAAAGCCGTTTGGGATTACATTGAAAAACAAGTCAGAGAGCATGGTTTAGAAGGTACGCAAGATGTTGAAGTTGTGCTTTATAAAAAAGAGCAAAAAATCCTGTTTATGATTCGTGTAGATGTCGAACGCGGATATGACGAAAAGCAAGATTTAGGATACACAGATATTCACTACGTGGACATATTATGAGTGAGATTGACTTGTTAGGAGTCTCCGAAGTTTCGGAGTTGCTTGGATGGGATCGAAGAAAACTATCGACATATATCAAACGAGGAAAGTTCCCTACACCGATACACCGAGTGGAAGCAACACCACTTTGGAAGAGATCGCAAATCGAGGAATATATGCTCAAACAAAAAAAGCCCAACGACTAGGGCTTTTTATTTTAGACGTTTGTCGAATCCAAAATAGAACTTCTGAATCGTATATGCGACATTTATTTCAATTCTGTGTCTTGAAAACCTATAACCCAAAACACTTTTATAGCGGGTCTAATATGTATAAATTTCTTTCCGACTCTTTATAGACGTTTTTAGATTCGAATAGATATTTTTGATTTAGAGATGCAAACTATACTTAAGGGCACGCTCAAGTCTCAATTGTATCTCTAACCCGAAAAAAGGTATCTCTAGAATTTTACTTCCATTCGACAAAAATTTCAGACTTGAAAAATGGGGTAAATCGGTTACCTCTCGGATTGTCTTCGGAGTGAACTGTGATTTTTTCGACAGCATTATTAACTACTCTTTTTTTATCTCTGTCACTTAACTCATTCCAAATTTCAATCAAATTTGTGATGAGTGGAATGTCGATTTCTTTGGTTGGTTCTTCGACCTGCAAAAGCAACTCTTTTTCTTCAAGGTCTATTTCGTTTTTCTTTTCCGTGAAAAGACTTCGTGTGATTTCTTCAGCTAAATAAATGTCCAACAACTTTTTTCGTTTCAATTCTATTTTTTCTAATCCCTGCTTTATCATAATCTGATTTTCGGATTTCTTGGTCGATGTGCTTTTGCTCAATATGCCTTCTTTTTTAATTACAATCGACTTTAGATGTTCAAGGAATAAATGCTCTACTTGTATTTGTCTGATAAGAGGACTAGTGCAAGAATTATCAACTGATCGACTGCTGCACATGTAATATAGAGATTTTACACTAGAAAATTTACCGTACATTTTTTTTCCACATTTGCCACAATAAATACAACCGCTGAACCAATAGTCGATTCTGTCTTTGTATCCTTCTTTGGCTCTTTGCACACGGTTTTTCTTGTGTTGCTCGTAATCTTCTACGTTAAATATTTTTTCCCATGGTGACTCACTAAAAATAAAATCATCATCGTCCATTTTAGCAAGATTGACATTGTAGTGACCCGCGGGATTTTTCTTGCCAAATCGCAAAATGCCATAGTATATAGGATTATCTAGTGTGTACTGTACAATTTTACTTGACCAATCTTTCCCTCGTCTTAAAATTTGCTCGTTTTTTAAAATGATGGAAATAGCTCTAGTTCCTTTGCCACTTTGGTAAAGCTTGAAAATTTTGCGGATCACGTCAGATTCTTCGGGAATTAGTGTGCCATCGGGATTGTAGCCGTATGGTGTTGTTGACCCTGCTCTTTTGCCTTCTCGAATCATTTGTGACATGCCAAATCGAACACGCTCAGAAAGATTTTCTCTCTCGTATTGTGCGAAAACACCAAAAATTCGAAACATCATCTTGCCCGATGCAGTAACAGTTTCAAAATCTTCTTTCAATGATTTGAAAGCAACATTAAATTTATTTAATGTATCTACGATATATTCGAGATCAGACAAGCTTCTTGATAAGCGGTCAAGCTTGTAAATGAGCAAAACATCTATATCTAAAAGTTGTGACATCATCCTCTTAAATTCTGGTCTTTTCATATCTTTCGCTGAATATCCATCATCAATAAATAAGCCGTGTATCGTCCAATTTTGCGAATTAGCATACTCGGTCAACTCATGCTTTTGTGCCTCAATTGAGTATCCTTCTCTCGCTTGTTCTTCGGTCGAGACACGGACGTAAATAGCACATTTCAAAAATATCCCTCCCCGAATATTTAGAAATATTTGCTCTAATTATTTTATTTCAATAAATATTTACATTTTATGTTTACAACTTCAATAAAATAGAATATAGTGGTAAATACCTCTAAAAATAAGTGTAATTTTTATAGGTTTACACCATCAGAGTCTAAATCAGAACACCAGCGCTCGTGCAAATAAAAAATTTTGCGAGGTGGTATTTTGTTAAATATCGATGTTATCCATTATCTTCAAACTGTACATGCTGACGATTACGAAAAGTTACTGCCGATTTTGAAAGAGTTTACTTATCAACAAAAAATGTCTGAATCATGTTTATCAGCTTCTTTTTTTGTTCTTCAGTCAACGTAATATCACCAAATTTTAGTTCGGTTTCTTGATTTAAGATGTCCAAAGAATTACTCATTTTAAGTGGTGTTTGTCCCGCGATCTTCATCAACTCTACATATGGATAATTATATCCAACAGATAGCTTATAAATTGTATCGTTTTTTAGTGCCGTGGGTTCGCCATTTGTGTTGTATCCTTTTTCAAGTGCTGAGATATACGTATGTGATAATCCTGTTTTTTTAGCTGCTTCACGTAGACTTAATTTCCCGCGAAGTCTTTTCAGCAATTCACTAAATTCTTTTTGTTTTGAAATCTCAACCATTTTTACATCTCCCCATGTAAAATAAAAAAACTCTCGTAAAATAATATACCACTAATTTGCTATCCGCAAATAAAAATGGTGTATTTATTTTTTTATTGTAAAAAAACTTTACAAATTGATTGTTAGATGGTACAATAAGAGAGTAAAGAAAACAAAAGGAAAGGAGTCAGATTCACATGAAAAACGATGTAAAATTTCTACGCAGAAGTAAAGAGTTTGATTTGAGCCAAGAACAATTAGCAGTAAAAGTTGGAGTTTCAAGAGTTGCAATTTCAAAGATTGAAAAAGGAACGTCACCGAACTTAACTACTGCAATGCGAATAGCACGTTTTTTTAATTGTAAAGTCGAGGATATTTTTTTTGTATAATGTGTAAAATGTTTTTACATCTATCTTTTCGAAAAAATTAATTTTGTAAAACAATTTTAATTAAATGAGGTGATGCGATGAAGTTAGAAGCAAGTAAAGAAAGTGAAGTTAGATATCTTGACGACTTACTTTCAAAAGAAGCATACGAAAATGTGATTGCCATCATCCGAGAACACAACGAAGTCAAGAAAGCAAAATGGATTATAGAACAAGAAAAAAAAGAAAGAGTTGAGAACCATGGATAGAGACGAAAGTGCTTTGAATCAACTGCATCAAAATTGGCTTAATCCTGATTACGAATATGATAGATATTCGTCGACAACATTACGTGAACCCATCGCTGAATGCGTTTGTGGTGAAACATTTTATCGTGGTGATGGATATCTAAGCATGAGTGGTACGAGATGTTGTGGAGATGAAGATTGTGCTTGGGATATCTTCATAGATACCTTTGAATTTGACATCAACGTAGATAGAATATCGGACAAGCACTGTTTATGCGGAGAAATGATTGACGAAGAAAAGAAACCGATTGTAGTCCGAGAAATTAAGTATTGCACGTATGATTGCTTTTGGAATTACTTGAAACAAGAATACACCATCAAAGAGGTGACTTATTGAATTATGGCTGAGAAATTTGAGTACCTCGATGTATCGGATCGCAATCTAAATATCCGAATGTACAAAGCGACAGACAAGCTAATTGTAGAAATTCATAACGAAGGTACTCTTCTCTCTCTCTCTTTCAACGAGCATAAAGATTTTTTCGAAAGTTACTTCTTCAATCTAGCAAAAGAGGTGAAATAAGAATGCCAACAACAACACAAATCAGTTTTAACGAACACACTTTATCAGACAAAGAAATCGAAGTCAGATGCTACAACGCAGACTTTGGAATCGTAGTTGAAGTCGAGCAATCCGACAGCTTACTCTATATGACTTTTGACAACGAAGAGCAATTCAAGAAATACGTATTTGAACTAGCATCTGTATTCGGAAAGGTAGTGTCCCATGGGTAAAGAGAACGCATTGCAAGATTACATCACAGTAAACGAAAGAATCATGATGTTTTACGAAGCACATCCGCAAGGTCGCATCATCACGGAAATCGTATCGCTCGAGGATGGAACAGTCATCATGAAAGCATCGACATTTCGCTCACTAGATGAAAAAGAACCTTCCTCCACAGGGTTCGCCTATGAAAAAGAAGGTTCTAGTTTCATCAACAAAACTTCTTACATTGAGAATTGCGAGACATCAGCCACAGGCAGAGCCATCGCAAACTTGGGAATCGCCATTCGCAAGTCAATCGCAAGT